ACCGTATTTGATATCAACGTCGAATATTTCGTTTCCGCCGCTGTCTAATGCTCCACTATGAGAAAGTATTTGTGCTAACGCACCAGAATTAACACCTTTTAAGAATAAACCTTCTCTAATATCTCGACCACGATATGCTGTTGGCGTGTTGGTCAAAACATCACCTGTAAAGTCTGTTCTATAGTTGTCTGTTCTAATTAAGAACCTTGGTAGGTCAGCTACAATAGTTGGTAGTGTTGTAAAACCAGATCCTTGATCGTCAATAACGATAGAAGCAATAACTCCACCTGTTACTACAGCAGTTCCGAATGCACCTGTGCCTCCACCACCTGTAACTCTAACAGACACTAGAGAATATCCTGTGCCTCCGTTGGTAATTGCCACAGAGTTTACTTTGTAGGTAACATCAAATGTAGCACCACTACCAAATGCACTGTCTGTGGTAGTCGTTATTCCAACTGATCCAGGCAATGCTGTATACACACCTGTTGATACTACTCTAAATGTAACAATAGCACCTGGAGTAGTTGCTGTAGATAATACTTCAACGATAGCTGGACCACCGCCACTTGCAACAGTTCCGCCTGACAGTGTTAATCGATCACCAACGTTGTAGTTTACACCGTTGTTGTTTGCAGTGATTGTATCGACACTCATTCTAACAGTAGCAGCAAATCCTGCTCCTGATAACGGAGAACTATCGATGTCTGTTAATGTGCAAGTTCCTGCTCCGTTATTAAATGTTAATAACTTTTGATAAGGACCTAGTTCTAGTCTAGATTCTAATTGTATTTCTTCTGCTTTTTTAAGAGCAGCTTCTAGAGTTCTAAAAGCGTATGCTAAAGCACGACCTTGTAGTGCAGGACTTACTCCTGGTCGATCGTCTTGTCCTGACAACGCTACATAAAGATTAGCTACAGAACCAAATGAAGAATTATCTACATATGCTTTAGTAGCAGCAACCAGGCCGCCGTAAATTGTATCGTCTTCTGGTTCAGGATTTCTAGATAAAATTAATGGCCCAGTCATTCTACCAAATGACGGATTTACTAATCCAGTAGCAGGATCTATTGCGTCAACGCCAGCTTTGGATATTTTAGTATCTGTGTAACCCTTATTAGAAGCTTCGTCACTGCTAACCGGAGTAGTTAAGTCTTCGATGCGCCATTGATTACCGCCCGATCTAGCACTTAAATCTCCACCGAGCTGTGGGCTAGGGTCTCCTGAAATTTCAGAGAATTGTGTGCTGATTCTGATCTCACTTTCATTTGTGAGATTGTCAATAACGATACCTGTTCCCGCAGCAATCTGTTTAAACTTTAGTCCGTCTGTGGTTCTGTTAACGGCTAAAACTGCGTTTTCTTGACCAACATAGGTAGTTGGTGTATCGTCGAGAGCGATAAAAGTTAATCGTTCTCCTAAACCTAACGAGCTGTAGAGTTCTCTAAAGTTATCATTAACTTTTCTAAACGAGTCTCTAATACTATCACCGGTTCCGTCATTACCAACAGAACCTATATCAATAACTTTTCTTGCCATAATTCTTCCTAGAATGAGCAGTTGCTCAGTTATTTATCGGAAAATTTTATAAGCCGAATGTAAATACGTGATGTTTGTGAAATCTATAATAACAGAAAGTGAATACACTAGAATCAGTAAACTAGGCCAAGCCCATACCTATAAGCGTAAAAAGACCCTAGCGATCTTCTTATGTGATAACTGTGGGAAAGAATTTAACAGAGATCTTAAACACGTGGATAGAAAGCGTTTAAGCGATAATTATTTTCATTGTTGTGCTGATTGCGATACTAAAAGATTCGCTCAACGTAAAGGAGTTGAGCGTAAAAAGATATGGGATATGCCAGCTAGTTTAGATTTGCCAGTATCTAAATTCTAAACGACTCACCGCAACCGCAGCGATCTCTTTCTGCTGAATTACGGAATTCAAACCCTTCGTTTAGCCCTTTTTTAACGTAATCTATTTCAAGATCTGTAAAATATGGCAGATGTCTTTCGTTGATATAAACACAAAATTTTTCAAACAGCTTTGTATAACCAGGTTCGAGCTCGCTGATCTCGTCAAGATATTCTAAAGTGTAGGCCATTCCGGAACATCCTGTAGTTCTTACACCTATAGAAATTCCTTTACCTTTGCCTCTTTTTTCTAATAATTTTTGTATTTGATTTTTAGCAGAGTCGGTTACGTTTATGATCATACTGAAAAACTGCTGCCGCAGCCACAAGTAGTAACAGCATTGGGATTTAATATAACAAATTGACTGCCGTGGACATCTTCTTTGTAATCTATAGTAGCGCCGGTCATATACTGCATACTCATAGAATCTACTAATATGCCGTTGATCTCAAAATCATCGTCATTTTGTTCTTCGTCTAAGGTAAATCCATATTGGAATCCAGAGCATCCTCCGCCCTGGACGAATGCTCGGACTTTTAGTTTTGGATTATTTTCTTCTGCTAAGATATCAAAAATCTTAGCCTGTGCCGATTCAGTTACTGTCAACATGTTTATTCTTGTAATCTGCTACTGCGGCTTTGATAGCATCTTCTGCTAAAATTGAACAATGAATTTTAACTGGAGGCAATGCTAGTTCTTCTGCGATTTGGCTGTTTTTGATTGTTCCGGCTTCGTCGAGTGTTTTTCCTTTGAGCCACTCTGTGACCAAGCTCGAGCTCGCGATAGCCGATCCGCAGCCATACGTTTTAAATTTCGCATCTGTAATAATACCTGTATCATCGTCTACCTTTATCTGTAGTTTCATCACGTCCCCGCAGGCAGGGGCACCAACCATACCGGTGCCCACCCCGGGTTCATCCTTAGAGAAACTACCTACATTACGAGGATTTTCGTAGTGATCGATTACTTTCTCTGAGTATGCCATACTTGTTCCTTATTTTTTAATCATTGATAAAACTTTGGCTTTGATTACCTTTGCCCAGCTAGGCTCAGGAAAATGCCAGCCAATGAATGCACCAATTAATAATAATACGATTGTATCTAACATTTTATGCTCCTTGTAGTCGAATATCAACAACTTCCCAGTTGATGATACGCCAAATGTTGTTAAGGTATTTGGCTTTGTCCTGTTGATAATCAAGGGCCCACGCATGTTCCCACCAATCAATCAACAGCGCAATCTTCATGTTCTTCTTATATTCATGATTGCGTATAGTCTGTATTTCACCAGACTTATCCATATATAGCCAACCGCTGCCCTGTATTGACATAGCAGTTTTTTCCACAGCTTCTTTGAACTTATCAAAGCTGCCGTATTTGTCGTCTATTAAAGATTTACTGAGCCCCTCGGGTTTATTAGCAGCCCTAGGCGGGGTAAGATTAGCGAAGAAAATGTTGTGCAACATAGCACCGCCGTAGTTAAAATCAGCATCGCCTTCACCTTTGTTATATCTCTCTGAATACTTGGCAGCTAGTCCATCAAAGTGATATTTGATGGTAGCTTCGCTCATCACAGGTTCTAGTTCGTTTTTATCGAACTTGAGTTTATCTTGATAAATTTCACGTTTATCTTCGGATTCTTTTAGACTTTTAATAAAATGTAACATGTTAATATTTACCGCACTAAATAAACCATAAGGAGATTTTACCATGTTAGGTTTACTTAAAAAACTATTTGGTGCGAAACCAGCAGAAGCAACTGCGGAAGCACCTTACAAAGTTGAAGCACCTGTAGTAGAGGCAGCACCTGTAATTGAAGCTGCTCCTGCTCCTGTAGCCGAAACACCTGCGCCAAAGAAAAAGGCTCCTGCTAAGAAGCCTGCTGCTCCTAAGAAAGAAGCAGCTCCGAAGCGTGGTCGCAAGCCAAAGGCGAATTAATCCTTTTCGCTTCTTCGTAGAGTGCAAATGAGGCTAAATTCTTAGCCTTGCTCTCGCACATGATATCGAAGTAATCCCTAAAACTCAGTGCCCATTCATTCGCTGCTGTGTTCCAGTAGAAGTTTGAATGTGCTCTGAGTTTTGCTTTTTTATGTCCTTGAGCCATTAACGCATCAAGGGCGGGAAGGGTGTCGCGGGGATGGTTAGCAAGATGCTCTTCCCGTGAAACACTATAATGTATAACAGGCCGCACACCACGCCAGCTATCAATAATCCTTTTAACACGGTCGTCAGTAGGTTCAATATATTCTCCGGAATGTATCCAATGGTGGTGAATGTCTAACACTA